AGGTCTACAGTAAAACTTCTAGCGGCGGCGCTGCTCTGTTCAACGGCGGTGGCGGGCGAGTACAGGTATTATGATTATACCGTTGGCGCCGGAAACAGTAAGGGTGACTCATTGGCTTCTGCAATTCAGAACTTGCCGGCTGGGGCAAAGATTGAAAAAGTACACTTCAATGGATCTGCAAATCATCAATTTGTAAAAGGAGTAGGATATATCCAAACTTCTGGAAGCTATAAATGTAAAGTAGATTATAGTAGGTAATTTTAATTTGGGACCAGCGCCAGGTTCTTTGGCGGTGATGGGGTGGTTGGTATGGCCACGTGGTTGTTGCCATATATGGTTCCCATTACGTTGGGCGGGGTGGTATCCGTCCCAACCTGGTCCCTTTCTTTTCAAAATAACATATAAGGGGGAATAAAAAATACTATGGACAATAAGAATGAGAATCTAGTATATTATATAGTTGGATTAGTTTTTTGGATTTGTTTTCAGATGTTTCTTTAATGCTGTATTTGCGAATGAAAAGGCCCGAAATAATACTGGCCTATTTGCGAACGCGAAAGTGCCAAATAATATGCGGTATTTGCGAACGTGAAGTCGCCAAATAATACGTCATATTTGCGAATGAAAATCCGCCAAATAATACGTATATGTATCCGCCCGATCTGGCGCCCGATCGTCCGCCGATTTATGCGCACGATTATACGCATACCTAAACCCTTGAGGTTCAACGGTTTACACAGTGCCAACTTACAACAATTAATTTGAATTTAATTATAGGCAACGCTAACACGTAAGGCGTTCGATCTACGGATGTTCGGTTTACCATAGGGGAGAATAAAGAAAAACTATAGAGAGTGTAATAAAAAAGGATTAATAGGATTGAGGAAATTATGTAGAATGATGAGAGTATAGTATAAGATGGGATAAATTATTGACTTGATTTTTTAAGTTGTTGATTATAAGTATTTTAGGGGCCCGTCCGGCCCGCAAGGCCTTGGACCTCAGCACTTTACGAGGCAAAACTTTTTTCAGAAAATTCCTTGACGACCATATCAAAAGCCTCTATATTAGAGACTCAACCAACCAACCAAACCAAACCATGATTATCGCAGACAAAACCAACAAAGTTCAATTCAACGGCAACTTCGAGACTATTTCCGTCGGCATCGACGAGAAGAATATCGCTCACTTCTTTCGCATGATTGCCAACCTGTATCAAGACCCAACGATGGCAGTCCTTCGTGAAGTGGGTGCAAATTGCGTTGACGCTACTATCGAAGCAGGAACGCAAGACCTCGGATGGGAATTGCATCTTCCCTCACGACTCGACGGCAATGTTCGTTTCGTTGACAACGGCGTGGGTATCTCTCACGATCAAATGATCCGCATTTACTCCATCATTGGAGCATCCAGCAAGCGGGGCAACAATGACCTCATTGGAGGATTCGGCGTTGGCAAGTGGTCGCTTTGCTCGCTTGTGAATAACTTTCAAGCAATCTCCCGCTTCAACGGCACGAAGTCACAATACTTCATCTCCCTGCAATCAAATGGACTTCCCGACATTCGCCTTATCAAAAGCGAGGCAACCGACGAGCGCAACGGGTTTGAGGTAAAGTTCCTCTGCCCTGATCGTCATGTTGCTCAATTCAACGAGAAGGTTGAAAGGGCTTATCGTTTCTTCTCGATCAAGCCACGAGTTTTCTGTGACGGCATTGTCAAGAATATCAACTTCACGCCTCAAGCTGTAACCTTCGATGGCGGCACAAGCAACTTCTCTATCTACGAAGGCAGTGGCTCTCCTGTTGTTGTCATGGGTGGCGTTGGTTATAGCCTGCCTGTTCAAACTCTCTTGGAGAATAAAAAGTTCACCAAGTTTGATAGACTTCTCCGATGCAATCTTGTCATCCATGTTCCAATCGGTGAATACAGCATCACTCCATCCCGCGAGGCAATCCAACTGGACGACCTCACGATGGGAAGAATGTTCACCAAGCTGGAACAGATCGTTGACTCCTTCCTGCCCAAAATGCAAGCCGACATGGATTCTTTCAAAGGCAACACTTGGGAAGCAAAGCTCAAGCTCAAAAGCCTCCGCGAATCTTTCACCTTCCTGCCAGACACTCTCAAGCTCGACTGGAACGGCAAGCCTTTGACCGCAACCGCAATGCAGGTTAAGGACGCAAAGGTGAATCTGTATGCCACGGCATCATGGAACAAGAAAATCAATGTTGACGAGGGAGTGAAGAATGTTGAGGCGAATAAAAAAGCATTTTTATTCTTGGACGATTTGAAGGTGGGCGGTGTTGGTCGTGCAAAGCAAGTCATTCTCGAAAAGAAAAAGAATGATAGCTATACCTCATACGCCTTCTACATCCTCAAGGATTCTGAAAAAGCAAAGTTCATTCAAGAAACTGGATGGGTTGGAGAGTTTGTGCTGACGAGTTCCCTGCCTAAAGTTCCAAGCAAAGGCAAGACCTCGACCTCAACTGGCGCAACTGCCAAAGGCACATTCCGTATGCGCTCTGGTCGCAACTATGGGGTTCACGATTGCGTTGCATCTTATGACCCTGCCTCGCACAAGGATACAGAAAAGTTCATCCTGTTCCCTTCGGTATCGAATAAGGTTTATGACCAACTCACGGCAAACTATGTTGACCCGATCATTGCGATTCTTACCTCTGATTTGCAGGAAAATGTTGAGGCTCTTTTCCTTGCAAAAGCAGAGTATGACAAATTCAATGATGCGACATTCGATGGCAAGCCTGTTGTAAAATTCTGCAATCTTGTTCAAGACAAAAAGTTTCAAGATGGTATCAACAAAGGACTTAATGCTGTGTCTTGGGAGCAATTCAAGAGCAAGTTCCGCGATGCTTCTAAAAACTGGGAAATGCGCGGTATTCCAGAAACTCTCAAGTCATTGGCTACACTTCTCCCTGCCAATCATATTGTTGGCAAAGCAATGGCTACAATCAAGCCAATTATTCAAGATCAATCAAAGTGTATGGACAGCAAAACTATTAGTCTCATACGCCTTGCCAATAAGTCATTCATCGCTGATGCTCAAGCCTCTATCGACAAGGAAATGGGAGAGTTTGTTAATCTCACAAACGAGATCAATAAAAAGTATCCTCTCCTGTTGCCAGTAGCAGACGAATACAGCCCAAACACTTACAGCAAAGCACTTGCAGATTATATCAACATGATTGATGAAAAGCAGAATTAAAATTGAATAAAATTCATGGTAGGATAGTGGTGGTGGTTGGGGGCGCGGAGTGGTTTCCGCGCCCCTCTTTTTTGCCTTCTGGATGATCCATGCAAACGTCTGGAAATCAACGACTTACGGGCCCCTCCGGCCCGCAAAGCCTTGATATCCAACAACTTACGCGGCGAAAAAAAGTTGAAAAAAAATTTGACACGCCAATCAAAAAGGTGCATATTAGTTTTGTTATGAACACAACTAACAACCAGACCAACCCATACGAAACCCAAACTCTCATCGGACGCTTTGTGTCCAAGGAGCAAATCACGCTTATCTTCTCCGAGGATACTGCGGTCATCGACAACTCAAACCCCAAGTTCAACGACATTCTCCAACTCTGCAAAGAGCGCAAGTATGCAGAAGCGGCAGCACTCGCCACGATCAAGAATCAGATCAACCAGACTTTCGATGGCAGCATCGAAGTTGTTGGCGGCGAAGTTCTGCACGAGGGCAAGCCTCTCCACAATGTTATGTGCGAACGCATCCTCGACATTATGCGCGAGGGACTGGACGCAACGGGTCTTGTGAAGTTCCTTGAGAATGTGATGGAGAATCCATCCTACACGGCGGTTCAAGAACTCTACTTGTTCCTTGAGGCGAACCAGATTCCAATTACCGAGGACGGACACTTCCTCGCGTGGAAAAAGATTCGCGGCAACTGGAAAGACATTCACTCCAACTCTGTTGATTATTCTGTCGGCGCGACTCCTTCAATGAAACGCAACGAGGTTGATCCAGACCGAGATCGCACTTGCTCCAAGGGTTTGCATTGCGCTGGATGGGGTTATCTGCCGCACTTCGGTTCTAACTCTGATTCGACTGATCGAATCGTGGTTGTCAAAGTCAACCCCGCTGATGTTATCGCAGTTCCCAATGACTACGGCAACGCCAAGATGCGCGTATGCAAAATGGAAGTGCTGCGAGAATACACAGACCGCAAGGTTGAGGCAGACGAGTTTTCCCACTCTGTTGTCTCCTCCAATGGCGAGGCACTCTACACCCAAGATGACTTGGACAACGCATACAACGAAGGCTACGACGATGCCTACGAGTCCCTCGCATGGGACGAAGCGGAGGACTAAGATATAGCCTCATAACAAAACAATTAAGAGGGAGTCGTAAGACTCCTTCTTTTTTTTTGTATTTTTATTTCTTTAAGTTCCAAAGTGCAGTCTCAGTAAGGAGTTGAATATCAACAGGTTACGGGCCCCTCCGGCCCGCAAGTGCCTCCATATCAACAACTTAAGAATTGTATACTTTGTCCTTGCGTCCGAATTAAAATTCATTTATATTCCTACTATGTTAAAACAACGCGGAAGAAAGCCAGGGTCAGTCAGCTTCATGCAAGTTGAACTGAGTGAACTAAACAGAGTATTGAAACCAGATGCAAAAGTTATCTTGTCAATCAGATACGCGCAACTTGTAGGGCTTAACGGGAAAGCCGTTAGTTCTAACTTGGATGTTGTAACGCATTGCGTGAGTAGTGGCAAGGCAGAGATGCAACTTGTTGACTTCGGGAATGATGAACCAGAATCGCCTAAGCCAAACAAGGCAAAGGAAGAAGTCAAGGATGATGATTATATCTCCCCACAGGCAGAACTTGAAACATTTGATGAAAACCCATTTTAATTAAATAAAAATATGAAAGAAGAAACAAACTCAACATTGTCAATTAAAAATCTGCGACGACGAGGCTGGAAAGTTCGCGTCATGCACAGCCGCCATTATTTTTTGAAGGATAGGCTCAATGGCGCATCAACAGAGGTCAGCCCAAAGGGTGGTATCACCGTCATCGAGATCACAAGTCCAGATAAAACGATCAACGCTTCTGGAAAAGCAGTATGTTCCGATGAGGACAATTATGACCGGAAGGTAGGAAATTCAATTGCACTCGGCAGGGCATATAAAAATGCTCTTGAGAAAATGGAAACAAATGAATAAAATTATTTGACTATTGTATAAAAACCAACTACTATATTAAACCATGAGCGATACAAACACAACCCAAGAAGACAAAGACCATTTCTCCCACTTGATCGGACAGAGCAAACTAAAAGCGCAACTTCGCTTTTATCTCAACTCTTTCCGCGAGACTCAAATCCTGCCAACGATTCTGCTTGTTGGCGGACGAGGCTCTGGAAAAACAGAGTTCGCAGTTTCCTTGGCAAGGAACTTGCGCCTCGATGCAATCGGTGGTCGTCCAAAGCCTTTGCTGACAGTCAATTCCAGCACAGTCAAGAATGTTCGTCAGTTTGTTGAGGACATTGTTCTCAAGTATATCAACGATCAGACTTTGACGGTTTTTTTCGACGAGTGTCACGCTCTTCCAGAAAGTGTTCAAACTTCGCTGCTTACAATTCTTAATCCAAACAAGAAGAACAGCAATTTGTTCCGCTATGAAGATAGTGAGATTCTTTTTGACTTCAAGAAGGTTAGCTTTGTATTCGCCACAACTGATCCACAAAAATTGGTGGGGCCTTTCAAAGATCGTTGCCGCATTCTCCACATGGACGAATACGAGTATGCAGACCTTGGAAAGATCGTGCGTGAGAATCTTGACGAGGGCTTGGAGATTCCAGAAGATGTCATGCCTCATGTTGCTTCGGTATGCCGTGGCAATGCGCGCAATGCCGTGTTGATGGCGAAGGACAACATTGTTCAGTATATGAAGGGCGGCAAGGTAGCCAAACTCTGCCAGAAGCATTGGGAAAATCTGTGCGAGGTTCTTGGTATTATGCCTATGGGTCTTGAGAGTTCAGAGGTTCAAGTGTTGAAGGCGTTGAGTGAATTTCCTACTGGTTGTTCCCTTAACAACTTGTCAGCAAAGACAGGATTCACAAGGCAAGCCATCATGCTTGAGTTTGAGTCCTATCTTGTCAAGAAGGGTCTTATGCAGATCAAGTCTGGAGGCAGAGAGATCACAGCAAACGGCAAAGAGTATTTGCGGAAGTATGTTTTCAAAACTCAAGGAGGATTCACAGATGCAACAGCGTAGAACAACACAGCTTCAGAATCTACAAGATGGTGCTCCATTCATTGTGGAGTCCCTTCAAGAAATGTTCAAGCTAATGTATCTCATTAGAGGCGGCGAGTCAACTTGCAAAGTGCAGGGATACAAACAAACAGATGCAGGAGGTTATTCGCCATTCGTTGACTTCTTCGCTCCCGCCGCAATGGTGAGGTATGATGAGGGCAGGCAGAAACTACCCATCAATAAAGAAGGCATGATCACAATTCCAAAAGAGTATTTAAATACAATTTTAAATGAAAAAAAAGAAGAAGAAAAAGAAACTAAACCTAAAAAAAAATAAGAAAGTAAAAAAAATGAGTATCGAAATCGAAGAACAAAAAAAGATGGGAGCCGGTCGCCCAAAGAAGCACGCGATTCAACTTCCGCGTAATGAGGAGTTTACAGTGGGTCATATTGCCGCTAAACTCGGAGTGAAGAAATTTGTTATCAATAATGAGATTGCAAAGATTCAACGAGAGAATCCAAATGCTCTACGGGTCGTAGGAACAATGCCGCAAGACAAGGGAAAGCCAGCAAGGGTATTTAAACTATCTTGAGGATTAGGGGTTGGGCGTCATCCTTTCAAAATAAAACGCCAGATTTAAATTAAAAAAAAATATGCAACAACATCTAATCAATTCAAGCGTTAAGAAGGCAATAGTTTATTTGACATCTGATCAAATGCCGAATGTAGAGAATTTTGACTTTGTATTGGATTTGGTTAATACATGCGAACTGGAAGAGGCAAGGGCTCTCCTTTATGATAATTACTATCAAGAGATTTTGGAGTGGGTGCAGTATAGTTCATGACACAAAGCCTTGTAACTCAACGAGTTACGGGCCCCTCCGGCCCGCAAGTCCTTGAGGTTGAGCAACTTGCGCGAGAAAAGTTTTCTAAAAAATTCATTGACGAGCAGATCAAAAACGTATACCTTGATTGAGTATGCTAACCACTACACTACCAAAAACCACAACCGCAATCGCCCGAATCAATTCAACTGAAGCCGAATCATTTTTTGCTTCCTTGACAAAAGCTGAAATCAACTTCCAGACCGCCTATTGGTCAGCACTAAAGCCAATTAACGATACGGAAGTTTTTCAGCGTTTTCTTTTCGCGTTCACAAGCGTCCATACATCTTGGGAATCCAATATCAAGGCTTATTCCCTCATCAAAAACTGGTGGGAGTGGATGAACAACTGGCAGGTTCTTGAGGATCGTTTGCGGCAAAGTGGCGCGGGTCTATACAACAATCGCGTCAAGTTCATCAAGCAATTTTCTGTCAAGTATTGGAGCAATCCATCCTTCTACAAAAAAGCAGAGGGCGAATCTTGGGTCGAGTATCGCAATCGGATTGAGGATACTATTCTTGGACTTGGCATGGCTAAATCCAGTTTCAGCATCGAAATGCTGTATCCAGCAGAAGCAGAGATCACTTGCCTTGATACTCACCTGTTCCAGCTTTATGGCTTGGATCAAACAAAGCACAGAAACAAATATCAAGAGATCGAGCATCATTGGGTCAGAATGTGTTTCGAGTATAATGTTTCCTGCTATGTGGCGCGTTGCATTTATTGGGATCGTAAGCAAGGTTATACAGATTCACGCTACTGGTCTTATGTTCTTGAGGAGGGAGACTTTACAGATGAAATTCAATACTAACAACAAAACCAAAACCAAAATGGAAACAACAAACCCGTCATTAGCACTAATCATAATCCTTGGAATTATTCTATCAACATTCATAAAATGGTAATTTGACAAAACATTAAAATTAAATTAAATTTAAAACTCAACCAAATACCAAATGACAACAATACCACAAAAAGATACGGAGCAGTCACTATTCTATTCGGCGATTAATGCCCTGCGAATCGCAGGGCAAGAGAAGATCGCAGACGACTTGGATCAGCGCATGGAAGACCTTGTGGCGAACGATAATGAAATCCATGATGAGTTCGGCGTTAATACTAAAAACTCCTTTAACACTCCTCCTCAAAAATAATTATGAAAAATATTGCAATTTATGTTAGTGGCGGCATAGTCCAAGGAGTTCGTTCTAATATTGGGCAAGATTTGGAAGTAGAGATCATTGATGCTGACAACGATCCAGATACAGCAGACGAACAATGAATGGAGTTACAAGAGAAACTTGAGTTTGGAAATTATTAATATGGGAGACTTGCATCAAAATTGGATTAGGAAAACTGAACTAATAGATCAGATTGTTGACAATCTTCGCGTAAGAGGCGAGAATTCAGAATACATCATCTCATACATGAAGAATATCATTAGCGGTCTTCAAGCAGTAGCGCCCAAGCCAGTCAAGGGATATTTGGATGTAACCATCCACAATATGACTCCAGTAAAAAACAAGTAAAGCCAACCCTTAAGCCGTTGATTATCAGCGACTTAGGGGCCCCTCCGGCCCGCAAGTGCCTGGGCAGTAATGAGTTATGCGGTATAAAATCCACTTGACAATAGAATAAAATTCCACTACATTAAATACTCAACCAACCAAAAAACACAAACCATGTCAACCACCAAAATACAAAATGCTATTGATTCTTGCTTGAGCGAGGATCAAGAAATTACTTTAGCCACTGGCTATGAAGATGCCTTTGTTGGTATCGCTACTCAATTCAACCGCGTCTTCGCTGTTTATGATCGCGCCAAGTGCATCGACATTCTTGCAAAAGATATGTCTTACGATGAAGCTGAAGAATACTTCCAGTTCAATGTCGAGGGAGCTTATGTAGGTGAAAGCACTCCTGCTTTTATTTGCTTTGAAAGGAACTAAAATGACCCCCTACAAACACGCTCAAAGCTCTGCCGCAAAATGGGGAGGCAACCCCGAAGACTATGTTCAACTTCACGACTGGTTTGACGAAACCAAAGCATACACGGGAGACTGGACGCACAGGGCATTGAGACATCACTCTGCTGGCGTTCAATGGTCAATCGAAAAGTTCGGTCATACCATCACAAACTCCAAAGGTCAAAAGATTCCCACAAAGTTGTTGGCAGAACAACATCTCATGGAAGATTGCGGTTTTATTCCAACGCCGCAACAATACCTTTTCCCCTTGACAAAACATCCAGAAAAGTGGATGCTACAAGTCGGAAAAACAACCAAAACACAAACACTCGAAATTAAATAGAAAAAATACCAATATGACTATTAAACCATTAAGCAAAAAAATCTATACCAAAGCAAAAGAACTCGGCATTGAAACAATAGTTCTCAACTTTAGCGGAGGCGATGATGAGGGCTATCTGGATGTTGGGATGACTCCAAAGTATGATGAGAAGTTTGCTGGAGAAATCGAAGATTGGGCTTGGGAGGTTTACGATTACTCTGGCGCTGGAGACGGCAATGCCTATGGAGACAATGTTGAATACGATCTTAAAAATGGCAAGGCAAGCACAGAGGAATGGTATATGACAAGGCAATCAGAAGATGGCGGCACTCGCAACCTACAAATTTCTGCGGAGGATTAAGATTATGAACATTGCTTCAATTCTTGGAAGTGTGTTAGGGTTTTTCATTATCGCGGCTGTATATTCAACGCTAATGCCATTGGCGATTATATGGTCGCTGAATACCTTGTTTGGGTTCAGCATTCCCTTCACCTTCTGGACATGGCTATCAGCATTGATATTGCTTGGATCAATTAGGTTCAAAGTATCTTCTAAATAATAAAATAAAAAATATATGGAAAAGCTAATTAAAAAAATTCTAAATAAGGTATTGAGTATCATCTTTCCTTTTAAAGAGCCAGATCCCCAACCTTGGTATCTCTTTGGTGAAGAGACATATATCCAAATGCTGTTCCGCACAGGAGAGATTGAGAAATTTTCCGTTAAAAAATAACGGAACAACATAAAGCCTTGTAAGTGAACAACTTACGGGCCCCTCGGGCCCCTAACCTGTTGAGTTAGAGGCATTTAAGACTACAACTCGTAGCCGCCTTGCAAAAAGCTGAGGGAGTATTTGTCTTTTCGATTATACTGTTTCTTGTCCCTCATTGTTTTGTTAGGAGGAAGCGGTTTCTTTCGCGCCTTGGGTTTCGGCGCGTTGATTTTAAATGGTTTTATTTTCATGGCTGTTTAATGGTAAAGGTTTGTTTCCTCTTGGATGCTGTCTTCAACGATCCTGTAAAGTTCTTTGCTGTCCCCGCTGGCGATCAAGATTTCATCAAGCTCGTCTTTAGCATCTTTTTTAGAATCAAAGATTTCGGTTTCGTATGGAGAGCCGTCTTCGGAAAACTTCAAGTCAGCCCATCCCCAGAGTGTATTGGTTTGTATTTTGTATTTCATTTGGTTTTTATTTGGTTGGTTGTTGAGTTTTATATTTAATCAATTTTTGAAAGAAATGTCAAACGGGATTTACAAGAGCCGCAACGATACGACTGCTTGCCGCTTTGAACTTTATTGTGCCTGATAGCTGTCAACTCATGCTTCTTGCAGTTGCAAATATATCGGAAGCGGGAAACGCATTTGCCAATGCCAGCGGTGTCGAGGGAATGGCAACGAGTTGGTTGAAGACCATAGACGCGCCGCATAACCATTTTCCAAGTTTTACCATGCGCTCCTTCAACGCCAAGATTATTATTGATTTGGAGTTTTCGCGCAAAGAGGTGAGCTACCTCATGCGGGATTGTATCTTTCTCAAAGTGCTGGCGATTCTGCTTGACAAGCTCAAGATTAAGATAAACAACACTGCTCTGCATTGGCATTACATATCCTGCCGTTCTACTCTTTTTGAAAAATTGAACACCCTCAAATGGGATGTTGATATTAAGTTTGGATGCTCCAATAGACAGAGCTTTTTTGACATTCTCTTCTGCGAACTGCCGAATGTCTTGAGGGACGAGTTGTGGTGAAACAAGGTTGCTCATAACAATAAGAAGATACCTTTATTTTATACAATGGTCAAGAATTATTTTGAATAAAAATTCATTTAATATAACTCGTTGGTGCCCAGGACTTTACGGGCCGGAGGGGCCTATAAGTGGTTTATTATGAGTTCTTTGCGGTTCTACTGTTGAGAAAACTAATCCTGCTGTTTTAAAATTCTTCCCTTCACCCATCCTTCAGGTATTGCATCGGTCTTTTTTATTCGTTTGCTTATCTTGAGATTTGTAATCCACATCATACCATATTGGCTATTTTTATTACCTTGTTGGTGTTTGATATTTTTATATGTTTTTAATTTTTTATCGCGGGATTCTTCCGAAAGCGCTTTTTTTGAAGCCAATTTAGCATTATTTGACCATATTTCATGCATCTCGTCTCCAAATTTTTTGTCGTTTTCAATTTTATTTTTCAATGCTTGGCGCGCCTTTTTAGCGATTTGCGTTCTCCAGTTTTCACCATGTTTTTCTTCTAAAATTAGATCGGTTTTTTCTCTGCCTAATTTAAGACCAGCAATAATACATTCTTGTTTGGTTAATTGTCCCGACAATGCTAACCAAGCTATTTTATCTTCGGTTCTTTTATGTTTTTCATAAAGTTCTCTATGAGCCTCCGCATGCTCTTCAATAGATAGTTTCACGATATTAGAAGGCTCATTGCCTCCACCAGCATGTCTTGGTAATATATGATGTTTGTGTATCATATATCTATTTACATGTAGATTTTTAAATTTGCTAAAATTAGCGCAATTTTAATTAAATATAAAACAAATTGTTGGAAGGGGTTGTTTCTTTTAATGGTAGCAGGCCTTGGTTCTCCCCCAAGCATAGCTTCCGCCTGGGTTATGAGCCCAGTTAGCCTCGTAGGGCTCGTGCCTGCAATATAAAATTTATTACCAAGACTTCTCATTCTATCTATCAACCCCCTAAGTATTTATAGGCGCCTGTAGAATAAATAGGAGAAGTTCCTTATGGGTTAAATGTTGTTTCCGGAAACATTGCATTGTCGCCCATCGCGGTAGAGCTTTGCTGGCATCTGCGCTTGGTAAAGGATCATTTGGTAAGCGGCTGCGAATACACTCGAAACGCTTCTTTTCAGATACCGCCACTCTTTCGAGCGCACAGCGATAGGTATTACTACTCTATCTACCAAACAAAAAATGGGAGAAGTGGTTGGATTCGAACCAACGGCTTGCTTTACCTCCCAGCATTTCGGTCCTTCACCGGATAAAAGCCTGAGCCTATCGAGGGAGTTGCTGCTCTACCAACTGAGCTACACTTCTCTTTTCTGCAATAGATGGACTTGCACCATCACCTCCCCGAATACAAATCAGGACTCTACTACTTGAGCTATATTGCATACTAAAATTAAAATGTCAAAAATCAATTTCCGATTTTGTATTTGTAGACTTTATAAATTCGTCAGTCAGCGTATCGACCGCTCTGTTCTATCCTTTCGGGATTTACTTTTCTTAATTTAATGTCTACTCATTGGATCATCGGGAACCAACTACCTTATGAAACTAATATAGGGATATTTTACACTCATGTCAAAGGAATTTTTCAAAAAAAATTAAATTAAAAAAATATCAACAATCCGAGATTACGGCCCACCTGGCCGTAAATAAGGCAAATAATGATTTTCGGACAATTGTGCAGGCAGTTGTTGACAAGTGCATGCATTTTGCTAACCAGTTGAATATCAACCACTTACGGGCCTGAGGGGCCCCTAAACCGCTGGGGCTTAACGCTTTACGAAGACCAGTAGGTTTCAGAAGCGACCGAGAGCGTGAAGGGCGTATTCGCATCCTCTGTCATCCATCTGCCGTCAAATGCAGAAGATACAACTTTCTTACCAATCATTTTCTCTGAACAAATTTTTGCAAGTGTATCATGGTCAATGACTAATCCACAGAGGGTTTTAATCTTATGAATTTTTTCTGTTGGGAAATTGTAGTCGTAAACATCTTTCCCATCAAAGAGAACATCGTGAAGTTGTCCTGCTAAGTTCAAGACCATCAGCCACTTATCTTGCGATGTTGTATTTCTCATTATTTTATAGGTAGGTTGAGATTATGTTATACTTTTATTTTATAGAATAGTCAATAATATTTCCAATTCAATTTAGTAATTACCGTTTCTAAGTGTAATATATAGTATGAGTAAATATTTTAATTGGTATGAATCCATCATAGACAGAGCAAAAGGCAGAGAAATCGAAGGCTACAAAGAGAGGCACCATATTACTCCGAAATGTATGGGCGGCAATGATTCCGAAAGTAATTTAGTTTATTTAACTCCAGAAGAACATTATGTTTGTCATCAAATTTTGATTAAAATGTATCCGTCTCAAAATTCTTTAGTTTTCGCGGCTCAAATGATGGCTGTTAATAATTCCTCTACTCAAAAAAGAAATGGAAACAAGCTTTACGGGTGGCTTAAAAGAAAAGCTGCAGAAAAGATGAGTTTAATTCAAAAAGATACTATACATATAAACAAAGACAGAAAGAAGAAAAAGATAAAAGAGCAAGAATTAGATTTTTATCTTGAAAAAGGTTGGAAGCTTGGAGATTTACCAAGGGCTGAAGAACATACGCGCAAAATTCATGCATCTAAGAAGGAAAACTTTATCAAAAAAAAGATTAAATCTTACCTCGACAATCCAGATTTATGTTGGTCTTGTAAAAAGGTTCTTCCGTATTTAAGTCCAGCCAGGAGAAGGCGCAGGTCTGAAGGCGCGTTACGTGGCGCGAATTGTGGAAGTTTAGAGTGTAGGTCCAAAACCGCAAAAGAAAATGCTGAAATTAGAAGACGTAAATCGCCAAGCAAATTAAATAATTGCCAACAATGTGAGAAAGAAACAAAAAATCCAAAATTTTGCTGCTTGATGTGTAGCAATGTTTTTTATGCCGTCAATCGGAAAAGATAGAATCAAATTCCTCCCCATCGATTCCTGTCTTAATAAATTCCCTGTCGTCTGCCGAGAGGTGAGGCATTGCGTTCTGGATGAGTTCTCCCATCTCCCACGCGAGGATTTGCTCGATGGTGACATCGATCTCTTTGGTGCGGGTGATGCCTGTCAATGGTGATTTTCTTGTGATGGTCATATTAGTTTGTTGGTTTGTTGGTTGGTTGAATAAAAATGCAATTAAATTAGATTAAATGTTTGACTTGATTGAGACTTTGAAGAAATTACTGCCGCGACGAAGTGCGATGATCTCTGTTGGCTTCACCTTGCGAATGTAGCCCTCCCCCTCAAAGATGTTGGTGAAGATTCCCGCGATGGTCTTGGAGAGAACGCGCCCCTCCTTGTCGTCGTTAAGCGTGATGTCGTCGCCGATGTTGATTTCTGGTGTTCGGGTAATGGTGTTCATAACAATAGAGAGTATGCCAGTATTTTATACAATGGTCAAGGGTATTTTTTTTTTATTTTTTATTCTTTTTTTTCCTTGACATATAAGTTGTTGATTTGCAAGCACTTAGGGGCCTGAGGGGCCCGTAAGTCGTTGATATTGAGAGACTTACGAAGATTTATTTTAAGACAAAAAGAAACGCGCCCCACCACAAGGCGCGTTTCTACCCTATCCCCTTTTGCCTTAACCAATTACAAAGCCTTCAACTTCGGCAAGTTTGAATCGCTTCACCACAGCGGTCGTATCCTCATTATTAGGAACGCCTTGCAGGTAAAGATTGTTGTTATGTTCCACGATTGCGCCGTTTGCGTATGTCGTGCCCCATGAAGTGCCGCCAGCGAGACGACCAGCCATTTTGGCTCCGAGGGTTAGGTTGCGGCGTTTGCCGTTGTAAGTGAATCCTGCAAAGCAGGTTCCCTTGTTAATTACGATTTCGGTGATGAGACCCGCGAGGCGAGCCGCTTTAGTATTTTGCGTGTTCATGTTGTTGGTTTTGTTGGTTTTAGTGAGGTTGATCATATTGTTAAGAGTATTAAGATTAAGAGTTTTGGTTTGTTTTGTCAAGTTAATTTTTTTTGATTTAATTTTTAGAAGTATAGAGCATAAAAATGCCAAGTATAAAGCCAAGAATGAGAGTGAGTTCCATTTATAGTGCGTATGTCCTTTCATGTTAATGTTTTACTACGAAACCCGAGGTGTCTTTCTTGCCCTTGCCCTTTGCTTTCAGCCCGACGATAACCCCTTTAGGATCAAGGAATCGCAGGTCGGTCGCGTCGCCGTCCACAACTTGCTTGCCGAGATAGCTTTGTGGCAACTTGTCAAAAACTACGGCGACATTGCCGCCCATTGCCGCCACAAGCTCAACTTTGGCTTGATTATTTTCTTTACGGCTGAATGTAAGATGATAATTCGCAGGCAGTTCCCCGTTTAAGAATTGGATCATTCGGGCGAGGTTAGGGCTATAATCATAAAAGAAAAGATTCTCGAAACTCTTCATGTCGATCATGTTGTGCCAAGGCAGATCAGAAAGAACATTGAGGCGCACAGCAATTTTTTGCCCCTTGCCAGCGCGTTTGTTGAGATTGACAAGTTCCTTGTTTAATGCCACGAGGAAATCGGAGCGGCGTTCGATGAGGAAGCGTGACTTGTTGATTCGGGCTTCTTGAACATTGGAGAAAACCCCCATGCCAGCGGTGTTGAGGCAAGCGAGTTCACAGCCTGGGGAGCGGTGAGGGCAAAGCTGTTTTCCAGAAAGGTTAGCAGGAGCGAGGGAAAGACCCTTTGTAGTCCAGTCGAGTTTCGTTCCTTTTTCGAGTTTGGTATTGGTGGCGAGTAATGTCATGGTTTTATGGTGTTGATTACAAGAAAGAGAATAGTCTTATTGGATGAAATTGTCAAAGGATTTTTTTTATTTTTTGCATTTTTATTTTTAGCCCCTCCACAGCTATTCAAGAATCATGCCAGGCCTGGGATCGAGCTATTCAATTCTCGTGCCAAGTTGTAAATCGTTGAGTAGCAAGGCCTTACGGGCCCGAGGGGCCCCTAAGTCGTTGATATTCAGCGACTTAGAGGTTTCCGCTCACCCTACGAGAGAGTGAGTGGAAAAGAAGTTGAGGGATGAGAGGTCGAGCGAGGGTGCGCCGCCGTCAAGTTTCTTGAACGCAACCTGTTCCGAGGTTTTGTAAAGCATGAAGTTCTCGCGCTTGATATTTTTGTAAAGTTCTTTTGCCAATGTCTTTACATCATTAAGAATGCCGTCTTTCTTGCCTTTATGTTCGGGATTAGGTTTGGCATTCGCGTTCATAAGCTGTTCAGTCTCAAGGGCTTTAATCATAGACTCTTCATCAGAGAGAAAGTATGCAAAGCGGTCGCTCAAGAAGTGGATGTAATTGTCGCCAGCGTCCGAGTCTTCAGAGCAGAATGAACTTGTGCAGTTTGGTGCTGCCCCTCCCATGTTGAAGAAGCGGTTGAACTGCTGATTGATTTCCTCCTTTGTGCCTTCGATGCCAACGGCAATTTCCGAGCCGTAGAGTGAAATGATGAGGTTGGAGTTTTTGGTTTGGGTGTTTGTTGTATTCATGTTTGAGTTTTTAATTTAATGGATTGAGTTGAGGGTGTCAAGGATTATTTTTGAATTTTTTTAAGAGCTGGCTGGCGCGGGATGGTTCTTTATCCACCTACGAAGATTTTCAGTAACAATTCTTACTCGTCTTGTTCTTCTCTTTACAGATCATTGTTATTATACCCTGTAAAGAAGGCGTATTACTCGCTCTCTCCGCTCCAGTCAACTCTCAAAGATCAATTCAACTCTCGTTGATAAGAAGAAGGTATCACATCCTCCTATTTTGTCCAGATATTTTTTCTATTTTTTTGAATTTTTATTTTCCCCTGTAAGCAGGTGGCGTGCCAAGTTGCAATTTTGGGCATTCAAGAATCGTGCCAACTGTAAAGCGTTGAGCCACAACCACTTGCGGGCCCGAGGGGCCCCTAAGTCGTTGAGACTCAGGGGTTTATGTTACCAGCAGTTCATAGCGTCGGCTTGTCTATCTGCATGAACCTCCGCAGCGCTCTTGAAGCTCTCAAGTGCTTCTTCTTTAGTTTCATCATCTTCCAGAGAATCCATGATAGCTTGGATTGTCCAGCATTCAACTATAACATCCCATCCTCCATCTTCATAATGTTCTTGGGCATAGTTATATATATATTTAGCAATTTCTTCTTTGTTCATATTATTAGTTTTTTATTAGGCTTTGTATGGTTTGATGTAGGGTTTGATGATGTTGAGGTCTTCCAAGATGGTGCTGATATGGTCAACCCAGTTGAGTCCGTAGACATCGCTCATCTGGAGGTCATAGTAGGCTTGAAGGATCGTCTCCTTCGACGCGCCCTCATAAAGTCCATCCCCGTTCATTGTGGACTCGATCTCGGCGTAGACCTTGTGCTTGTCTTCTGGAGTCAAGCCGATGAGTGTGTAAGCGGCGATGTTGAACAATACGCTATGGTGGGGAGCCTGTGTTAGTGTGGTCATGGTTTGTTTGGTTTGGTTGGTTTGTTTCTGAGTCTTTAAGATACCCCTTTTGTCTAAAATTGGCAAGGATATTTTTTACATTTTTATTCTTTTTTATTTTCACCTATTCAATTCTCATGCCAACTTTGCCAGATTCCGGCCCGGCTCCGTCTAAATAGTGCAAATAGTGTGCCAGGCCCGGTGCGGGACGGGTTTTGACGGAAAAACACCCCCTTTTTTCCGTCAATTCGCTTAACTCGTTGAACAGCAAGGCCTTGCGGGCCCGAGGGGCCCCTAAGTCGTTGAGACTCAGGGACTTACGCTTGCCGTTTAAGATTGACGCGCCTTCTGCTTTTTCTTTGGCAGGGTTTGGGGCGAAAAGTGCCGCGATTGCGTCACTTCTTCCTTGTTAAGGTCTGGAAAGTCAAGGACTTGCGCGGCGGCGTTTCTTATTTTATTATTCTCGTTTTGTTTAATTGTCGCAGCGGCATAGAATGAGCAAGAAGTCATTGCCAGTAAGACATTAAGAGAGAATGAGATGATGATGATTTTGTTTTTCATTTTTTTATTTAATTTAATTTAATTATTTGCTACAAGAAAGACACCAAGGATTAAGCCGAGAAGTAGAGTGATTTCCATCTTTGTATCCTCCTCTTAGTCAGCAACAAGTGTGAGTTTGTGTTTTTTAATTGCGGCGTCTGCTTCTTGTTTCCATCTTGGTAACTGCCTATCGTGGAACTCTTTGAGAAGAGTCTCTTCAAGAATGATCTCGCCAGTCTCCACTTCGATGTTTTGAGATTGCGCGTTCAGAGCGTCATAGAGCAAGCCAGCCGCTTCGTCTTGGCTAATTCTCCAAAGGTCGGAAAGATGCCGGCTGTTTGCCTCTTCCCATTTTGTGAAGCCAGCCCAGTATTTGCCATTTTCAAACGAGTGAAGGGGTTTGCCGTCGATGTCGGAAAGGTGAAGGGCGGCGATGTCGGCAAGTTGTGGAAATGCTTTCAGGATTTCGTCGTGAATCGCGCCGCCGTGAGATTCGCGCCCTTTTATTACAATGCGACCAGTCAGAGAGAAGTATGGCTTTTGATTGCCGATCTTGTGAAGAATGGCAGTGGCTTCGATGTAGTTGAGGGGGTCTTGGTTTCGGGTGGTGAGTTTCATGGTTTTGGTTTTAGGGTTTTATTTTATAGATTGAGGATTTTATTGCAAGGATTATTTTTTGAAAATTAAAGTCCGTGACGCTCGACATATCCAGCAAATGCCACGAACAAGTTAAACATGGCAAGGATGAAGACAGAGCCGATGATGTAGGGGAAGAGTTGGTTGATGGTGTTTATTGCTTTCATGTTTTTAATTTATAGGTTGAAGGTTATTTTGTCAAGGATTATTTTACCGATTCTTCAGGCGGATGAGAACATCTTTGTTCTCTTCCATTACCTCGCCGAGAACCACAAAACAGAAAGCCTGCCATTCTTGCTCGGTGATTTTGCCAGCGTTGAATTTGGCAAACATCTCGTTGTAGCGTTTGATCGTTTCGTTCTTCATGGTTTTAATGTAGTCTATCCCTTCTAAAATGTCCAGATATTTTTTTAATTTATTTTGATTTTTATTTTTACCCATTCAATTACCATGCCAGGCCTTGAATCGAACTATTCAAGAAGCGTGCCAAGTTGTAAAGCGTTGAGTATGAACGACTTACGGGCCCGAGGGGCCCCTAAGTGGTTGACGCTGAAGGACTTACGACGATTTTCCGATAGATAGCAAAAAACATGCCAGGCCGGGACCCGCTACGCAGTTCCCGACCCAGCAAGAAGTGTGCCAACTAATCCTCGCAGGGATCGGCTGGCGGATCGAGCGGCATATCTGGCAAGGGTTTTCGGCTAACCCCATTGTAGCCAAGGTTTTCCTGCGCCGCGAGCGAACGAAGCTCCTCGCGCTCACCCTGCCTTGCAAGTCGTTGAATTGCACGATAATCGGCGGCATCCTCAACCTCGCCATATTCCATCATTCTGTCCATTCTCTCCTCGTATGTCATGTATCTTTTCATAAGTATTTGATATTGTTAAAGTTAGAGGCTTAATCCCAGCCGTTGTCCTCCCCATAGTAGCCATAATCCTCATCCGTGCCGTAACCTGCTCCAGCCAAGGCGTTTGCGTCCGCGTCCACATCGTCGCGGAAGTTATCCTCGCGGGGTTCGCGGCTGAAGCCGTGAGCGTCATCGTCGTCGCCGTCGTCCTGCTGATCGTCGGCGTATTCGCTCATGTCGTCGCCGTCCTCCGCTGGTTCGCGTTGCGCGTCATAGTCCGCGAGATCCTTGGCGCGGAGTTCGTCCATCCAAGCCTCATAGGAATGGTCGAGTTCCTCGCAAGTCACGCGAGCGAGATCGGAGATTTCGTTGCAGGTGGTGGTGGTGTTCGTGTTCATATTTTTAGAGTAGTGGAAAGTTGAGATTGCGTCAAGGATTTTTTTTAATTTTCGTATTCGCCGAAAAGTTCGTTGCGCCCGTCGAGGGTTTCATCCTCATCGTCGAGGCAGATGGCGAGATTGCCGCAGGAGGCGCGAAGCGCGTGAGCGAGGTCGAGGTTTTCGTTTTCGTTTGTGGTGTTCATGTCTTTCATGGTTAAAAGGTATCACAGGAGGTTTGCGAACGCAAGGATTTTTTTTAATTTTTTTTCGCGTCCGGTTCGACCCGTTCAAATCTCGTGCCAGGCCTAGTGTCGCGCCAATCAGGAATCGTGCCAGGCCCGGTATTGCGCCAATCAGTAAGCGTGCCAAGTATTTTCCGCGTAAGTTGTTGAATGCCAAGGCCTTACGGGCCCCAGGGGCCCCTAAGTCGTTGATACTCAGCGACTTACGGGTTATTTATTAGAAGCCAAACCCGGCCACGGGGAGGTATTCCGTTCCGACTGGCATCTTCTTAACTGGTTCAAGCCCATCATGTTCGCGCAGTTTATTGTATTGCCAGAGGATATTCTCTCTGAATGTTTCATAAATGCTGGAAGTGCCGTAAAGAGAGCAACTTCCAAGATCATTAGTTGGAGGGACAATGGCTTTAAGTATGGATTTCATTTTATTATGTCTTTTTTAATTAAGATTATTCCTATTATTATTCCAGCTATGAAGATTAGCATAAGTCATTTGACTCCACAGGCTTCGAGGAATGTGAATGCCCTAAATGCTCTGTTGTCCATTTGGAAGTGAACAGCAAGCTCTCTTGCAATCTCATTAGCAGCGACTTGCGCCGCTTCGTTGTTTTTCTCTCGCTCTTTAGCTTTCTTAATGATGTTGGCAAATGCGATGTAGTCTTTTTTAGTCATAAGTATTGATGTTTAGTGGTTGATTTAAGGGGACTTATGCCAGAACCTGAAGGTCGCTGACATAAGAGAAGTCGAAACGCTTGATTTGCAAGCGTCCATTCTCTTGCTCCTCAACGCCTTGCAGATACTCGCGGCGTTGATCGGTGTCCTTCTTGAGGAGAGCCACAAAGCGGTTTCCATTGTTGCTCTTGCCCCAAGTCGAGCCGCCAGCGAGGAGGGGCAGGATGACCTCGCGCCCCATGCGGATGACGCGCTGGGTGACGCTCACGCCGCCGCCCTTGAGGGGCTTCGCGTAGGTGAAGCGCACGAGGGTCGTGGAGGCTGGGATTTCGTTCGGGTTTACTGCTGGTGTTGTGGTGTTGTTCATGTTTTTAAGATACCACAGATTCACAGGATGGCAAGGGCTAATTTGATTTTTTTTGAATTTTTTTTCATGCCCCATTTTCACTATTCAATTCCCGTGCCAGGCCTAGTGTCGCGCCATTCAAGAAGCGTGCCAAGTCACGCGCGGGGGGTATTCAAGAATCGTGCCAACTTCCTCGCGTTGTAAGTCGTTGAATAGCAAGGCCTTACGGGCCCGACGGGCCCCTAAGTGGTTGACGCTGAAGGACTTACGACGATTGGCTGATAGATAGCAAAAAGCGTGCCAAGTTTCCTCAGCACGCATAGCAGGAAGTGTGCCAACTATCGGGCTAGTCGCTCCAGCAGTCGTAACTGCCATTGTAGAGCCAAGAGCCGTCTTCCAGCTTCACGCCGTCATCACAGGTAAGTGATTGACCGCCAATGCCATACATACCACAGATGAAAGAGAGTTTGTCAGCCTTATCCTTAACCAACTGAAGGCGAGTCTCTTCCGTGCCGTGGTAGTTGCCAATGAAAGAGCCATCGGGCTGTTTCACAGCGAACACATGGAACAGGCGAGTCGAGGAGTGAATCTGAAACTCTCCAGAGTCGTGAGTTCCGCGACTATTGGAGACGCGAGTCGCGCTGAGTTTGACGAAGTGCTGTGGAAAATTGACAGCGTGCAGTGGAATGGTGTTTATTGGTATCATGTTTTTAAGGTAGTAGAAAGTTGAGAGAGTGTCAAGGATTATTTAGCCCAGAATGCTTTTTCTTGGTAGACCGCAAGGCTATTACGCATTACTCGCAGAGCCTTCACATTTTTCTTAATCTCTTCACGAAAAACATTGCGATATTTCCAGTGATTCATTATCCAGAGAAGCAGGCTCACGCGGATGGTCTGAAGTGTATCGTTGTCGATTTGTGTTAGTTGGTTGTTCATGGTGTTAAGGTAGTCTAAAAGTGTTAGGGTGTCAAGGATTATTTTTACTCTTTCCAGTCGCTGAAGGAGTCATTGTATCCAGTCTCGATCTCTTCCTCTTCTTCGTCGAGACAAATGGCGAGATTGCCACAGGACACGCGAAGCGCGTGGAGGAGGTCAGGGTTCGTGCTGTTGTCGTCGTTGTTCGTGTTCTTCATGGTTCTAATCTACTATAGGATGCTTCCCAGTGCAAGGATTATTTTGAATTAAAATGAATTTTTATTTTTCGATGCTGAACGATTCTCCTTGACACCCCCCCCAATTTTTCGAATTTTGGATGCCCATTCCGGCCGAAAGCGTGCGGGGGTCTTAAAATTCAGTCTCCCCCATCAAAATATATTAATTTAATTTAATATCTCGTAATTTCTATAACGCAATACAATAATAATCTAATAACAATACAACACAATACAATAATAAATAAATGTATATTTAATATAACCTATTCTATATCTATTCAATCTATCCTATCTATTCTGTGCTTATCTATCCTACAAGTAACAAAACAAATAATAATAATAATAATAATAATAATAAATAAAATAAAATAATCCCTACCCGCATGTCCCGATTCCGTACTCGAAGAGTACTGTGTCCGCAGGACACTAGGGTACCCGTTTTTTCAAAAAATTAGAATAAAAAAAAGATAGAAAAGCGCGCGAGCCCTCTGGGCCGGGGCCGGGGTTTTGCGAATATGGAAAATGTGAACAATATGGGAAACGTGCAAATTTAAAAAATAGAAGCGCGCCCCTTTTTAGTGTATATTCATTATAGCAATATTTATATAAAATATGTCAAAATCAAAAGCTCGCACGCGTAAGGTTATAAAAAACAACGAAATTTCAAATGATTCTGAAAATAAAATAGGCGCAGATGGAAAGCGCGAAGATACTTCTTTAAGAGTTTCTCAACGGCCTAAGATCCCGTACACCCTCAATTTAAAACAAAGGTCTGACCTCACAGATAAGCAAAAAAATATATTCGAAATTGCTGAGAATAAAAATACAAAGTGCGTTTTTATTGATGGGCTGTACGGAACCTCAAAATCATATATTGCGGTAATGTCGGCTCTAAAATTACTGAACGCCAAAAAGGTTGACGAGATTATCTTTATCCGTAATCCGGTTGAATCCTCGACAACGGGCAAAATTGGTTTTATTCCTGGTACAAGCGAAGAGAAGATGGCTCCATACAACGCGATTTTATTTGATAAGCTGGAAGAGATGCTGTCGGAATCGGATGTGGCAAAGTTGAAGAAAGACAACCGCATCAATTGTCATCCAGTTGGTTTTGTTAGAGGTCGCTCTTGGAATTGTAAGGCTGTTATTGTGGATGAGGCTTCTTCAATGACTTGGGATGATTTATTTTTAGTGTTGACAAGATGTGGCGAATTCACAAGAATATTTTTTATCGGTGATTCTGTAAATCAAAATGACATCGGGGCTAAATCAGGTTTTCGCAGGATGTTCGACTTGTTCAACGATCAAGAAAGTAAAGATTTCGGGATTCATTGCTTTGAATTGAGAGAATATTCAGATATTGTTAGATCTGGATTGCTTAGATTTGTCATGGAGAAAACTGGGTTGATTAAAAATCCTAACCAAAATAGTGAACTTAGTTAGTAGAAGAAAAAAAATGAAAGAATTAAAGCAAATTACCGTTTCTACAGATTTATGCGATTTAAAGTTTGTAGATATTTCAACTAGTCGCACTTTAGAATATGTTATTGAGGATTTATTTGAAAAAGACGAATATGGTTTTAAATCACTCGATTTTTTACCCGGAGACGTTGTAGTTGATATTGGCGCTAATGTTGGCGTGGTATCAATTTATCTCGCAAAGAAGTATCCAAATATACAGGTTTACTCTTTTGAGGCTCATCCGATTAACTATAAAAATTTATTACAAAACATAGAACTTAATAATATTTCTAATATTAAGCCATTTAATTTAGCTGTTTCTTCTACTGACGAACAGTTTGTTTCTATAACTTTAGCTCAAAATAATAGCGGGTCTTCTAGCTTATTTATAGTTGATCCAAAAGATCCGCTGACAGCAACGATTAAAACAATTAGCTTGGATTCGATTATTCGTATTAATTCTATTGAAAAAATTAACTTTTTAAAATTAGATTGCGAAGGTTCAGAATTTGATATTCTAGAGAATTCGAAATTAATTCATGAAATTTTAATAGAAAATATTTCAGCCGAAATTCATACATACATGCAGAGTAAAAATAAAAATGTAGATAGCCTTGTTGAGCTGATTAATAACGTTTCTAAAAACAAGCCGAACTGCAAATTGTATACCCTTGGATATATATAATAAAAATTAGCATATTTTTTATTAAAAACATATAAAATGATCATACCTCATTACTCACCATCTGTTCATAGAGAAAGCTTTAAGGATATTATTTTTGCTGGAACGTCTGACGATAACTCCAAAATTTTAAAGTTAAATCGTGCTTATTGTAATCCTGAATTTTTCCCAAGAAAATTTAAAAAATGGCCAGATTCTTTTTCAGTTATTCCCATTTCTGAAACAGAAATAAAAGTTACAAGGACTGACGTTTCTGAAGGGGGCTGGGGAGAAAATTTGCTAATTGACGTGACGCATGAAACGCCTTGTTTGATTAATGAGCTGGCCGTACAAACAATACCTAGAGTTATTTATCAGACATTTGAAACCTATGAGGTTCCTGGTGGAATGGGTGATTCTATTAATAGTTGGAGAAATTCAAATCCAGATTACGAGCACTATTTTTTCGAATCTGATGATAGAATTGAATTTTTAAAAAATTACTTTGACAAGGATGTTTTAAATTCATATTTAAATTTAATTCCTGGAGCTTTTAAAGTAGATCTATGGAGGTGTTGCCTTTTGTATGAAAAGGGGGGAGTTTACATTGACGCTGACATGATATGCTTGGCTCAACTTAATTCTTTTATAGAGGCAGATGACGAGTTCGTTGTTGCTAGAGATGATCCAATGGCTAAATCTTTTTTAGCTAATGGTTTTATAGCTGCTAAGCCAAAACATCCTTTTTTAAAAAAACAAATAGAGAAAATTATCTCGAATGTAAAAGAGAAAAAAAAATGTTTTTATTTAGATATTTCGGGACCTGGTCTTTTGGGAAAGGTGGTTAATGAATGTTGTCTTTTACCATTGGACGCAGAGTTTTCTTTGGGAAAACAGTCTATCCAAGGATTTAATGTAAAAATACTTCTACATTGCTGGAAAACAAAAACTATGCAGCTTGATGAGAAGCAATTGTTGCTTACGGAATATCCAAATAAATTGTTAGAAATGGAAAACATTGAAAATCCAACATTTTATTCTTTAGTGCAAAAGGGTCAAATTTATCAAGAAATACCAAGAAATATTTATTGCACATCTAAAGATTATTTAGCTTTAAATGGTTACATGATAAATTCATTTAAAAATAAAAATCAAAATTGGGAATTCAAGCATTATACAGATGAAGATTGTATAAAATTTTTGATTGAAAACGAGCGTGAATTATACGACTTATTAGGATTTAATACCGCAGAATTTTATCAACAACACTCAAATGGAGGAGAGCGTTCCGATTTTTGGAGATATTGTATTATATATTTATTAGGAGGAGCTTATACCGATACTGATACTTATTGCAATAATAGTTTGGATTCTTGGGTTAAACATCATGACTTAATTTTGGGATTTGAGGCTTTTTTACCATTTGAAGAAGCTCAGCAATTTTCTATGGACGCCATCGGACAAATAGTTAAAAATAATGTTTTTTCTGTTTGTAATTGGACATTTGCAGCTGCGCCAAGGCATAATTTTTTTAAAGAACTAATTTTAGACATATTTAATAATCCAATTGGTTCAAATGTATTGTTGCATACTGGTCCGGGACGCATTACTAAACATGCTTTAAGATATTTTGGTGAAGACGCTTTTTCTAGCGCCAACGGACAAGATATAATAAAAGACAGTTCTATACTCTATTCTATAAATCGTTTTGGGTCAAATCAATCGCATTCAAATGCGATAAAAAATTATGAAAATCCATTTGAGGTTGATAAGAAGCAAGCTTATATCGTTCATATGTTTGACGGCACTTGGCGAGGGGTTCAAAATAAAAATATAAAATTATATAAATCAAAAATGGGCGTTTCTCATAACATGACGGTAATGCCTAATCCGAATGGATACTTGGGAATAAGTAGATTGGACAAGGATACAACCCAAACTAGGTTTATGGAATATATTGGTGACAATAGAACCATTTTGGAGATGACGTTTGATGCTGATATGAATTTGCTTAGCGAGAAAGAAAAAACCATATCAAACTACCCACTTAAAGCTAAATTCGAAGATTTGCGCTTTTTTACATATAAAAATAAAACATTCTTAACTGTTTCATATATTGATGAAGATTTCAATACCAGGGTTGGTATATTAGATGAAAATTATAAGTTTTTGGGCAATGTAATTATTCCGAATTATAATAAAGTAAGCTGGATGAACAAAACGAAAATATGGGAAAAAAACTGGCTTTTCTTGGAAAAAGAAAATGAATTGTATTTTATATATTCAACTACTCCTCGTTATATTGTATATAAATGTAAAAATTTTGATAAGCTGCTATTTGAAGAACATATTAATATAGAATGGCCTTTAAAAACCAATGTCCCTGAAGATGAAGTTTATTTCACAGCTCATGTTGGGGCTACTACTAAAGTAGCTACAGGAGGGTCTAGTAATCCTATATATTTAGCTGAATATAAGTCATGGGTATATCTGATTCATACAAAAATTTATTCTAAAAGAGCATATAATCATTATGCCGTTGTTCTTAATGAAGGCTTGATTCCGACTTATTTGGGAACTGTGCCAATTTTAAGCGAATACATTCCGTATGGCTTATTGTTTGTTTCTTCTATTCTCGAAAAGTGGGACCATATATTAGTAACTGGCGGAGTAGAAGATAATTCTAATTTTAGCTGGGAAATTTCAAAAAGAGCTTTTTACAAAAAGGCAAAATTAATTTAATAAAAATATCAACTAATTTTCTTCAAATATATAAAATAACTTTCTAGGTATATCATCCACGCAACTATATTTTTCTTCTGAAAGTAGTCTATTTAATTTAAGTTCACGCCAATCTACGGCTTTATTTGTTTTTTTGTCATTTATGCTTGGCCAAACCCCGTATTCCGCCCAGTAAAGATATTTATATAGAACTATATTAGCCTTTGATCTATATTCATTTTTATCAACCGGCAGCTTGTATTTATTTATTAATTTAATAGCTGATTTGTCGCAATCTAATTCCATTCTTGCAACATGATGGATAATTTTTAATCTTTTTGCTTTTGCTGAGCTGAGTTTTGTCTTTTTATTTTTAAATATTTTATCAAAATCATCAACTTCTGCAACTTCATTCTGAAAATTAGTCCAATAATCGCTTCCCGTGACGCTTTGACGGAAATGGGAGTATTCATGCGCCAAAACGCCAATCCAGTAATTGGAAGACGGCTCTATATAACATTTTATTGTCATATTGAACTCTGAAAACTCTCCATCAATATCCCTATGGGCAATATCCGTGTTTTTAAATATTATTTTCCCGCCGCGTTTTTTTAGTTCATTTTTCACCATCTCTATAAAATGTTCCGCGCCAGAGTCTTTGATTATTTTTTGGATATTCATCTAACATATTAATACATTCTATATTAAGCTTATGGATAAAAAGTTGATTATTTCTTTTTCGGGATTATAATTATATTATATACGTCAAATAATTAAATATGAAATTATACTGTCAAGAATGCTTTGCCAAAGTTGAATATAAATTTTCAAAACCAAAATTTTGCCCAGAATGTGGAAAGCAGCTAGGGGTAGCCGCTTCCGCATCTTCATCTATATCATCATCCAGCGCGATTGTTAAAAAATACGACGATAAGGAGAAAATTAGAGAATTGGAACTGGAATTGGAGAAATTAAAAAATCAAAAAGCTTCAAAAGTAGAAAATTTTAATAAGGCGATTTCGAATAGGAGGATTAACTCTTATGCGGATTCATATGAGGAGGATGAAGAATTTCAAAATGAAGACGATGAATATGCTTCTAGGGATTTTGCAGAAACTCGACAAATTTTAAATGGTTTCAAAAGAGGTAAATTCAAAACTGGCGTAAGTGTTGAAAAAAATAATCATAAAAGCGGGATTTCATTTAAGGATTTGATGGACGGCGTTTCTTCCGGCGCTATTTCTGTGGGCGATGAATTTAAAATGAACGAAACCGGCCCCACGAAAACAGAAAAACAAATATTAGAAGAGTTAAAAGTAGAAGCTTCTAGTAAGCCAAAATTAATACAAATAGACTAATGCTTATGTCGAATGAAGAAGGTTTCGAAACTGAAAAGCCAAAATTTGAAGACTGTTTAGGCATAATAGACGAAGAATTGCTGAAAAGAAAAGGCAAGTGGAGATTGACAGCTATTGCCTGGATGGATTTCGACGATGTTTCTCAAAAAATAAGACTCCATATATTCAACAAATGGAGTCAATGGGATAATTCGCGTCCTTTAAGACCCTGGCTGAATACTATTATTACAAACCAGATAACAAATTTAATAAGGAATAATTATTCTTCATTTTCCAAGCCATGTCTGCAATGCAAATTTAATCAAGGCGGTAATTCGTGCGCACTTTATGATGTGCAGAATTATGAATGCGAAGCTTATGCAAAGTGGGAGGTGGGTAAAAAAACCGCCCACGATATAAGGCTACCAATAAGTATAAACGATAATACTTTTAAAGATCAAAACAATTTTGATTTATCCCCCCTAGATATAAAAGATGAGAATTCTTACATAGACTATGATTATAAGGTCGAAAATTTTCATAAAAAAATAAAAGAAAAACTCACGGTGGCTGAATGTAAGGTTTATACGTGCCTATATATTGAGAATAAAAATGAAATAGACACCGCCAGATTGATGGGCTATAAAACGAGTGAAAAAAATAGATCTCCGGGCTACAAGCAAATAAAAAAAATAAAAAATAAAATATATAAAGTGGCAAAACAGATCATCTTGGATTTTTAATTTAAAATGGAACAATCTGAAGAAAAAAAAATAGAGCTGACCGCCGATCAGCAAAACTTAATAAGAGCCGCTTTTCAAGATGGCGCATCGCCAAATCTGTCTGAGCTTACGCAGACTGTTTTTAATAACAGCTCACTTGATGGTAGAAGTAGACAGGGTAGGGCGATAAAGGAGTATATTGCGGAATTCCAGATAGGCAAAGTCAGAGTTAACGTTATTCAGAAAATAGATCCATACATTCTCACAGAAGAGCAAAAAGAAAAAATTAAAGAATCCTTTAAGCTTGAGGGTTTTACGACATTACTATTTACAAGAAAATTATTTAATGATGAAAAAATAAGCGCGCTTCATCAAGAGCATAGAGCCGTGAGTGAATATGTTAAATTATTGAGCAACGAGGAAGATAGAAAAAGCCTAAGAATTAGTGATTCTGGTGAATTTGAAACAATTGTTTACAATCCTTCCAACAATTTAAAGCGACCAGAAGTTGCAACTGAGCAGTATCGACCTCCGGCTACTTTTATTCAAGTTATAGCGAGAATAAATAAATATTTGAACTATGGATGGAAAGAAGAATTGTTGAAAAGGGCGCAAATTAAATGCGTCGAATCGCTCGCTTCTTATTTAAAAATTTTTAGGTTCCTTTACCAGATTAATAGTTACTCAAGGCTTGAGGATAGAGAATTATTCGAGGATGCTTTTATACGTTATACGCATGATAAGGATGATTTGACCCAGGAGGAGCTTGACCAGTTTATAACATTGTCAAATGAAGTTGTAATAGCTGCTGATATTCAAAGAAGAATAGATTATCTGCGGCACGCTTTGGACGATATGGCTTCGGAGTCTGATGGTAAAAAAATAAGCATGAGTTTGAACGAGGCTATTAATAATGCTCAAACCGAATATAATCAATGTATTTCTAGGCAAGATAAGCTGTATAAAAGTTTGACCGTTAATAGGTCCAAAAGAATAGAGGAAAGAAGAAATGAAAACGCATCTATTCTTAATTTGGTTTATGCGTGGAAGCAGGAGGAAAATAGGGAGAGAATGATTGCTTTGGCAGAGCGACAAAGAGAGGCGCTGAAAGAAGAGGTTGAAAAATTATCTTCAGTGGATGAGTTTAAGGCAATTATTCGCGGGATTGACCCAAAAGAAATATTTAATACCTGATTTATGGATTTTTTATGTAAAGAGTCTCACTGTGGATATTCGTCTGAAGACAAGGATGAATTTATCAAGCATATAAAACAAGTTCACGAATTGAAGATAGATCAGTACTGTAAATTTAATATTAACAAGCGTGATTTATTGACAAAAGAAGTTATTAATTTTAAAAGTTTTGAACAGTATTTATTGACAGACTTTGTGAATAAAAAAAATATGCTAGCCTGGCTAAAAGTTGAAAAAGACGGTTCTGCAAAAGATTTTCTATTGTATAAAATTATTTCGCATTCTGAATTAAAAAGTGTATGCTATTTTCCCTCATCTTCCGAAATGAGAACAATATCATACCTCCCTTCGATAAAGACTTATCAGTTCTTCTTTGATAATCTAAATGAATTCATAGAATCTACAGGCTTAAAAAGAAGATATAATTATAATAAAAATGAATTAAAATTTAATTTTATTCATAAGAAAAACATAACAATCGACACAAGGGAGCAAAAACCCATAAAATTGAAAAATTATAGCATAATTAATCAAAAATTAGATTTTGGCGATTACTCATGCGACGGAATTCTCGCTGTGGAAAGAAAATCTTTAAGCGATTTAGTTTCAACCTTATCTTCTGGATTTGAAAGATTTAATAGAGAAGTGGAGAGGGCTAAATCAGTGGGTGGATATATAGTTGTTGTTACTGAGTGTGATATTAATAAATTTTTATCATTTTCGTATTCAAGAACTGGCAAATTTGCAAAGGCTTCTACTGATTTTATATTTCACAGATTCAGAGAGGTGTGTAAAAATTTCCCAGAAAATATACAATTTTGTTTTTCTGGAGGGAGAGCGGAATCCTCCAGTTTGATTCCAAAAATATTATCCATGGACGCTGAAGATGCTAAAAATTTAGATTTTCAATATTTATTGGATCATAAACTTATTTAGTATATGTGGGAAGTAGGCAATCAAGATATTATAATTCCAGACAAGCATTTCAACGAGCAATTAGCGGAAATGCGTGGAGAAATGGATGACGCCACCGCCAGAATAACACTTGCAAAATTTTTAAAAGCAAATATCGGTTTAACTACTGAGCTTTTTCTTGGGATCAAGTTGGAAAAATACCAAGAAATAACTATTAAAGCCATGTTTAATAGGAATTTTAGTATGTTAACATGGGGTAGAGGCGCTTCAAAAAGTTTTTGCGCCGCTGTTTTTTGCATATTGCAATGTATATTTGAACCAGGGACTAAAATCCTTATAGCTTCTGCTAACTTCAGAACATCTCGCAGATTATTTATGGAGATAGATAAGATGCTGAATGCAAAAGATGGAACTTTAGCAAAACAATGCTTTAAAGACCCAATTAAAAGAAATGATGAATATGTTTATCCGGTTGAACTGCCGCATGGTGGATCTATAACCGCTATACCTCTTGGCGGAGAAAATACTAGAGGCTATCGCGCATCTGTTTTGATTATCGACGAATTTCTTTTGATGCCAAAGGATATTGTTGAAAGAGTTCTTATGCCGTTCATGAGTTCTCCGCTTGATGTCGCAGAAAGAATCAAAGTGAGAGAAGTAGAGGATCAGATGATAAAATCTGGCAGAATGCAAGAAAAAGATAGAACAATATTTAAAAACATGAACAAGATGATAACATTGAGTTCTGCTAGTTATACTTTTGAATATTTGTTTGAGTTGTATTCTATATGGTCTGATATTATCAGAGATCCAAATATATTGTCGGATTCAGAAAAAGTTGGTGAAGACAGAATGGAGGCGATGAAAAATTCTACTTATTTCGTTTCGCAAATGAGTTATGAATCGCTTCCTGAACACATGATTGATCAAGGCGTTATTCAATTGGCTAAAAGCGGGGGCATTAGTCATTCGGCTTTTCTCAGAGAGTATTGCGCCAGATTTGTTGATGGTGGGGATGGTTACTTTTCTCCAAAAAAGATGACATTATGCACCGTGCCTAATGGTCAATACCCAACCACTAAAATAGTGGGAGATAAAGATAAAAAATATGTCTTGGCAATAGATCCAAGTTTCAGTGCGTCAAAAAGTTCTGACTATTTTGCGATGGCGGTTCTTGAACTTAATGAGGAAGATTCAACATCTGTCTACGTTCATGGCTATCAAAAGGCTGGAGCCAGCATACAAGATCACATAAAATATTTTTATTATTTATTAACGCATTTTAATATTCATCTTGTCATAATTGATAACGCTGGTGGCGATCAATTTATAGAAGCTGCTAATGGGTCTGCCATATTTAAAGCCAAGGGAATGAAGGTTGGATTTTTTGAATTTAACTCGGACAAGGAGGGTGATGAATATAACGAAATGCTGAAAGAAGCCAAAGCTCAATATAATTTAGATACAAAGTCGATATGTATTAAGCAGTATTTTACATCTTCATTTATTGGAAGGGCTAATGGGTATCTTCAAAGCTGTATTGATCATAAAAGGGTATGGTTTGCCAGTGCGTCATGTGCTCACCCAGATATAGTTAACCAAATGTTTTCTTTGAATATCCCGATAGAGTATATTTATCCAAAAGGTATAGACGACGCGCCCGAGGATGCCTTGGAAAGAACCAAGCTTGGCGTTAGAGATTTCATGGAGCAACAGGACTTCATTATAAAAGATACAAAAGATCAATGCGCGCTAATTCAAGTTTCTTCTACAAATCGAGGAACTCAGAGTTTTGACCTTCCAAGTCACCTTAGAAGATTGACAACTGCAAACAAGCCAAGAAAGGATAATTATTCTACTTTAATGCTTGGTAATTGGGCTGTTAAAGTATATTTTGATCTTAATTCAGAAAAAGCCGAGAAGCCAAAATACAATTTTACTCCTTTTTTTCTATAAAACGTGTAGAATTATATAATAATATCATTGCGGCTGATAATTTAATTAATTAAAATAAAGGAACATTAATGGCTAGACAAAAAGCAGAAAAAAACAATTTGTTTGATCAACAGGCGTCTAAGGCTTCTGTAAAAAAAGAAAGAATAGAGTTACCTGAAGCCGTTATGGCTAGCTTGGACGACAATTTAAGTATAGCAAGCGCCTCATCTTGTGAAAGAACAGGCGAGACCGGCATGAGAAGAAATTCTTCTTCGTCAATTACTAAAACCGATAGATTCTCCAACCTTGAAAGGGGCGTTGTTCCATTTATTTATGGAAGCGGCAGGGGAAATTATGATTCTAACATATCTGCGAAAGACACAATAGTACTTTGTCAAAAGGCTTATTGGAATGTACCGATTTTTAGAAACACGATAGATTTGATGACTGAATTTAGTCTCTCTGATATTTATTTAACAGGGGGCAACGAGCAAAGTCGTAAATTTTTCTATTTATGGTTGCAAAAAATAAATTCTTGGGATTTGCAGGATCAGTTCTATAGAGAGTTTTATCGAAGCGGCAATATATTTATCTACAAATTTAGAGCTGACTTTGGAAGGGATAACATGATGAAAATCCAGGAGGCTTTCGGGGCTGAATCTGCCAAGATTGAAGATAATTCTTCTGCTATTCCTGTAAAATATATAATTTTAAATCCGGCTGATATTAATATTATCACGTCTTCTTCTTTTTTAGATAATGTATATGTAAAAATGTTGAATGATTACGAATTGCAAAATTTAATAAATCCAAAGACGGAATCCGACAGGCAGATTGCGGAAAAAATACCAGAAATCAAAAAGATAATCGACAAAAACAAGAGCAAGCAGTCAAAAGCATTACCATCAGGGTTAAACAACGTTGGATTGGAGCTTGACAAAGACAGGCTGGTTGCAGTTTTCTATAAAAAACAAAATTATGAGCCTCTTTCTGTGCCAATGGGCTTTGCCGTTCTGGAAGATATAAATTCAAAATTAGAGCTTAAAAAAATAGATCAAGCTATTGCCAGATCCGTTCAGCAGGCGGTGTTGATGATAACTATGGGCGATGAAAAGGTTGGAATGCCTAGCGCGCAAAATCTTGTTTCAATGAGGAAGCTTTTTGAAAACCAAAGCGTTGGAAAAGTTCTCGTGGCGGATTATACTACAAATGCTAAGTTTGTAATTCCAGATATTGGTAATTTATTGGATCCAAAAAAGTATGAAATATTAGATAATGATATAAGAATGGGATTGAATAGCATTCTTTTTGGAGAGGAAAAATTTTCTAATACATCTATTAAAGTTAAAGTATTTTTCGCAAGATTGAAATACGGAAGAGAAAAGTTTTTACGAGACTTTTTGATTCCAGAAATGAAAGAGGTTGGAAAAGCTCTTGGATTTAAACAGATTCCAACTCCAAAATTGGAAGATGTTGATTTTGAAGACAATGTTTTGATGAGCAGGGTTTATTCTAGACTTATAGAATTGGGCGTATTGACACCTGAAGAGGGTTTTGATGTTTTTCAAACAGGTAGATTACCAACCTCTGAAGAGAGCCTTGAGTCTCAAAAGAAATACAAAGATTTAAGAGAGAGGGGGTATTATCAGCCGTTGATTGGAGCGCCGAAGGAGGCGGCTGGAGTTTCCAGCGGCGGCGGGAGTAAAAATCCAGCTGGAGAATCTGGCAGACCATCTGGAACAACTGGAATAAAGCAAAGCACTCAAAGAAAACAAGTTTCCGCATCTGAATTTTTGAAAAAAGAACACGATAACAACAATAAATTTAGCTGCGAAAAGATGAAGAAAATAGTTTCTTCTTTGACAAGCATGGAGAAAAAAATAGAGTCTATTTTAAAAGCCAAATTTAATATTAAAAAATTAAATAAACAGCAAAATGAAATAGTTTCAGATTTGTCTATTTTAATAGCTCAAAATGAAGATTTCAATAAATGGGAAGAGATTTTAAGTTCTTACATTGAGGATCCTTCCAAATCCAATCCAGAAGTATACGACAAGATAGATAATTTAGCATCCGAACACGGATTGGATATAAGATCTGCAGCTATTCTTTATCACAGCAAATTGTAATATAAATTATGGCTATTAATAAAATAAAATTAAAACAAATTGATGCAGATTTTCCCGTCTTGGTTGGGCAGTATGGATCTGGATATTTCGCGCCCACGGGAAGTTTTTATAATTTATCAGGTCAGTCTGTTAAATATTCGGATTTGGCAACCGGAAGACTGGTTTATACAACTGGTGATCAATCCATAAGTGGTCAAAAAACTTTTGTCAACAGGCCGTCTGTTAGTGGCGTTGGGTTGGCGAGATTGGATGAAGTAATTGGGATAAATGGGAATGATTTAATATATGGTGAAAAAACATTTGCTGGGACTGGCAACTTTTTAAATAAATCGCTTTTTGAAAATTGTAATGTGGAATTTAGGAACTCTACTTTTACTTTTGACCTAACCTCTTCCACGGGTTTTGCAGACAAGTTGAAAACCAGATTTGTGACAACTTCTGGAAATCAAGTGGTGCTAGGTGTAAAAACTTTCACAAGTGGAATTAGGGTAGGTGGCAATGGGGGAAGTGGCGTGCTTTATAGTGGTCAAATAAACCCTGTATACACTAGCGGCATAACTGGTAATTCAAATAGATATTTGACTTTTGTAGAAGGTACCGGAGATGGCTTCAAGAATATGCAAATGCATACTGGATTTAGCTATAATGCTTCCACACAAACTGTTAATTCTAGAATTTTTTCTGGGAATTTGAGTGGAGATGCGTTGCGCGCAGTAAACTCGTCTGGAGTTTACACAAGCGGCAGTCAAAATTTAAACGCGCAGATGTATCCAGCCTTCGCGGTCGCAAACGCCAGTGGCTTTCAAATATTGAGCGTAAATTCTGGACTTTTTTATAACCCAAACGAGAACGCATTGACGGCGCAAACTTTTTATGGTAATATTACTGGTACTGCATCAATGGCATTTAATGCCTCTGGCGTTTACATAACCGGAAGTCAAGGTTCAAGCGCGACAATGTATCCTGTCTTTGCAGCTGAAAATTCAAGCAATTATCAGTCATTAAATACTGATCCACAGTTTTCATATAATCCGTCAACTGATGTATTAAGCGCTTCAACTTTTAAGGGTGGATTTTCTGGAAATTCTTTGAATGCTTCAGATGGTACGACTTTAAATTTAGGCGTGAGCAATGCTAGCCATGCAATATCTTTCAATTTCCCAGTTGGAGCCACTAACTATACAATGACGAGTGGTTCTTTTGGACCAGCTGGCACTACTGCCATAAGAAATTTAGGATCTTCCTCAGTTAGATGGAAGGAGGTATTTGCAGGCGCTGCAGCAATAAATACTTCTGATAGAAATTTAAAGACAGAAATATCAGAAATTCCAGATTCTTGGTTGGACGCTTGGCAAGAGGTTGATTATACTAGATATAAATTTAAAGATTCTGTTGCTCAGAAAGGTTTGTCTGGAGCCAGATGGCACATTGGTCATATTGCGCAAGATATTTATGAGAAGTTCAATGCCCATAATTTAAACGCCTTTGATATAGGAATGCTGTGTTATGATAAATGGGATGAATCAGTTGATCAAAACGGAAATGTTACGCCTTCTGGAGAAATTTGGTCTATCCGCCCAGATGAATGCCAATTTATGGAAATGGCTTTAATGAGAAGGTCAATAAACAGATTAAAAAGTGGAATTTTAATTTAAAATAAAGTGTAGTAGTAATATTATGGATCATTTTCTTATACAAACAAAACTTCTTTTAACCGGCGAACAGGCTCCATTCACTGGTGAATCTGTAAATATTGCAAGAGCAAGGAATGTTGGATTTACTGCTTACGCAAGTGGCGCTGGATCTGTGACCCTTCAATACAAAAGCCCATTTTTTGAAAATAGTTGGGTTAACTTTTATAGTTTTACTGGTCTAACTACTGGATATGCTGAGCCAACCTATTTAACAACTCCAATGGTTGAGGTTAGGGCTATATCAAGTGGTAATGGAAAATTCTGGGCGGGATTGACTGCTCAAAATTAATAAAAAAATGATTAATCAATCCATACTTAGCATTGAAAGAAGTATTTCTACTCAGGCGGGTAGCGTTTCAATAACTGGAGCGGCAAGCGGCTTGCCAGTTGGCGGAACTACTGGTCAAATTCTTGCTAAACAGAGTAACAATAATTACGACACTCATTGGGTTGATCAGCAAATTACAAGTTCAGAATTTTTATTGCAAACCGTTTACAACGGAGCTGGAACAACAATATACAAAGGCGAAGCCGTCTACATAGCCGGGGCTGAAGGATCAACCATAGTTGTCGGCAAGGCTATTGCTGGTTTGGCTCATGATTCCGAAGTGATCGGCGTCGCGCTGGAAAATATACTCAATAATGGATACGGAAGCGTCGTTATTCATGGAACTATTGACGGGCTGAATACCGATAGTTTTTTAGAGGGTGAAAGATTATATTTATCTGCTGCCTCTTATGGGCAAATAACAAATGTAGAACCTTCTGCTCCAAACGCCGCCGTTTTAATTGGATACTGTGTTAAAAAGGGCATCGCCGATGGATCTATTTATGTTAATGTGAATGCTGGCGAGCATTTAGTGGCGCTTCACGACGTAAGTATAAATTCCGCAGTGAGTGGGAATTATCTTTTTTTTGATAGTGATGGAATTTGGAAAAATAAAACAATAGAATACACTGATGTTAGTGGCTTAACTGGTATTTTATCTGGACTGTATTCGATTAGTAATCCAAGTGGCTACATCACTGGTGATCTTTCCGCGTTGTACCCGCGTAGTAATCCAAGTGGTTTCATAACTGGCATTGACACGTCGAATTTCTATACGAACGATAACCCGAGCGGTTTCATCACTGGCGTTGACACCTCGAATTTTTATACGAAAGACAATCCGAGTGGCTTCATAACTGGTATCCAAAACTTGGTTTATACAACGGGCGATCAACTTGTTTCTGGTATAAAAACTTTTGAACAAGGGTTGGAGGTCGGATCTGGATTAGGCTTGTCCGCCTTATATGTTTCGCCTTTGGGTGCAGTTGGCATCAATAACGAAAACCCGCAGGGGGCATTGGATGTTTCTGGATCAGCGTTGTTCAGTCAAAGACCGACTGTTAATGGAACTGGAGTTCTTCTTAACGGAGAACTTGACACGTCTAATTTTTACACGAACGACAACCCGAGCGGTTTCATTACTGGCGTTGACACGTCGAATTTCTACACGAATAACAACCCGAGCGGTTTCATTACTGGCGTTGACACGTCGAATTTCTATACGAACGATAACCCGAGCGGTTTCATTACTGGCGTTGACACGTCGAATTTCTATACGAACGATAACCCGAGCGGTTTTATTACTGGTATAGATAATCTCGTTTATACAACTGGCAATCAGGTAATTTCTGGCAGAAAACAGTTTCCAGATGGCTTGGACGCCGGTTTTACGGTTGGCGTTTCTACTTTATATATTGGCTCTGGAGTTGTCGGCGTTAATAATGAAAATCCGCTGGCATCACTTGACGTTTCTGGCTCAATCTTATTCAGCGAGCGTCCGACTGTAAACGGTACTGGGGTTTTATTGAGTGGCGATATTAACATATCGAATTTCTATACGAATGATAACCTGAGCGGTTTCATAACTGGTATCGACACGTCGAATTTTGTAACTGGTGCTCAATTTTTAGTTTATACAACTGGGGACCAGATTATTTCTGGAATAAAAACTTTCGAACAAGGTTTAGAAGCTGGACCGATGCTAGGTCTTTCCACTTTGTATGTATTGTCTGGCGCAGTGGGTATAAATAATGAGAATCCACAGGCGTCACTTGATGTTTCAGGTTTGGCATTGTTTAGTCAGCGCCCAATTGTAAATACTACTGGAATAATGCTAAGCGGAGATATTGACATATCAAATTTCTATCCAAATGATAATCCCAGCGGTTATATTACGGGTATTCAAAATTTGGTTTATACCACTGGCGATCAAATAATTAGTGGGATTAAAAACTTTATTCAAAGACCAACTGTCAATGGGACTGGCGTAGTTTTAGAAGGTGAAGTTCAAAATAATACTATTATTAGCGGAGTGGTTTATTCGGCTCAAGTAAATATTAAAAATAATCATACTGGAACTCTTTATAAGGGTCAGCCGGTTTATATCAATGGTGCGGCTGGTGGGAATATTCTTGTTGGTCTTGCCTCAAGCACTGGAGAAGCCTCTTCTTCAAAAACTTTAGGTTTAATATACCAGGATAGTTTAGCGGTAAATGCCTTTGGCACAGTTATCACTGATGGATTATTGTCTAATTTCAATGTTGGTTCTGCCGCTGCTGGAGATCCAATATGGCTTGGTCCAACTGGCAATTTAATTTACGGTTCAGCTAATAAACCAGTTGCTCCGAACCATTTAGTTTATCTTGGAGTTGTGACTAGAACAAATAATAATGGTGAAGTTTTTGTCAAAGTCCAAAATGGTTATGAGCTTAATGAGCTGCATGATGTTGCTGTAACTGGAGCAGTGTCTGGTCAGTTCTTGTTTAGAGATGGCAGCCTCTGGAAGGGAAGGGGATTGGCTATTGCGGATGTATCTGGTTTGCAAAACTCGCTTGACTCAAAGCAGCCATCTGGAAGTTATTATGCTTCTAGCAATCCAAGTGGCTATATTACTGGAATTAATGATATAGTTTATACAAGTGGAAATCAAACTATCAGAGGCATTAAAACATTTGCGGACGAACTTTACGTAAAGTCTACTGGAGCAGGGCAAGTTGCGGTACTGCATGTTGAGTCTGGAAAAGTAGGCATCAACAATGAAAATCCACAGTATTCATTTGATGTATCAGGATCTTCAAATTTTTCACAAAGACCAACGGTTAACGGAACTGGGGTTTTGTTGAATGGAGAAGTAGATTTATCGAACCTGTATCCAATAAGTAATCCGAGCGGTTTCATTACTAGCGCTGATACTTTGTCACTGTATCCTAGAAGCAATCCTAGCGGTTTTATCACAGGTATTCAAAATTTGGTTTACACCACTGGCGACCAAGTTGTTAGTGGAGTTAAAACTTTCGCTAGTGAACTTAACGTATCTGTTAACCCAGGAGCGGCAAGCACGCTATTTGTTTCATCTGGGTTAGTTGGTATAAATAATGAAAATCCACAGGCTTCTCTTGACGTTTCTGGACTGGCTATATTTAGTCAAAGGCCTGCTGTCAATGGAACAGGCTTAATGATAACTGGAGATGATATTGGTTTTAATACAATTAGTTTTTATCATAGTCCTTCTTCATCAATAGCTAGCGGTTTATTATATTTTTCTAATCTGCAGTTACCTCCATCGTCTGATATTGCGAATAGAAGAGTGACAATTATGGAAAAAATTGTCGCCAAAAAAGCCGCATGGTCAGCATATTGCGCTACTACGGGAAATCCAGCAGATGTTGATTATACTGGATACTTTATAAATAATACCAAAAGTACCACTGGGGTTATTAGTTCTTCTATTAAGGTGTCTGGTTCAAGTGGTTTATTTAACTACTCTGGAAATATTAATCCAGAAATACAAGTTGATGCTGGAGACTTGGTTTCAATTGGGATTAATGCTCCCGATAGTGCTATTGCCCCTGTTAATTTTCAGAATTCGGTTGACATTTATTTTTACAAATAAATAAAGATACAATGAATAAAATTGTGTATTAAATAATATGCAAACTCAAGATAAAAATTTTAGCTACAAGTCAAAAGTCCAAGATATTGATGTTGTGAAATATTTTGATATTGGGTTGAAATTACTGACCGTTTTTGCACTTTTATCTGTTGCTTTTCTTGGAACAAAGTTTGTTTCGCGCGATGAGTTTAAAGAGGCTAATGATGTTCTCAGTGGGAGAATCGGAAAAATAGAAGAAGTGTTGATACGAATGGAAGCAAATTATGAAACTGACAAGAGGCATGATTTACTTTTGGCGGATCATGAAACTAGAATTAGAGCATTGGAAAGAGCTAAATCGAATTAGCCATTTCAAAATGAATATTAATCGTATAGTATTTTTTTTAATTTTTATTTTTTCAGGTTGCACAGTTTATACTGAAAAACAGTCAGAGGCATTATCAAGGGTTGTATACGCTACCAAAGATTCTTTGGAGTCAGCCAGGATAGATTTAGCGGATAAATATTCTACAGAGTCAACAAGGCTTGTCAAGCCGCCAAAGAGCAGAATAGATGTACAGTCTATTTACAAGAAAAATATAGATAATATTACTAGTAGTAGTAAAGCGACTCCAACTATTATTAATAAACAAAGAGTTATAGTTGTGCCCGAGAAGTATAAAAATGATACTTTGGTAGTTGTTAGTTCTGAAGAATATCAACAATTATTAAAAGATAAAGAAATTTATGCACAAATTGAAAAAGATAATGCGCAATTAATAGTGGCAAGAGGAGTTGTGGATCAAGAACTTATTCGTCAAATGGAGTATAATGATAAAATGGTTCGTGATTTGAACGCGATGCAAAGAAAGCTTGTTGAAAAAGATTTAGCTATATTACAAAGAAATATAACTATCGTTATTTTGATGGTGGCTATTTGCGGCGGAATTTATTTAAGAATAAAAGGAATTCTTTAATATGTTATCTCAAATTTTAGACAATATTAAGCACGCTACATGGTTTATTCGTAGTGGAGTTGCCCCAAAAGGAGCAGAAGGCTCACAATTAAAAAAGCTGAAAGATGTAAATCACATGGCATCTAAGAAATTTGCAATGACTATGGTTGCTGTTGGGATTATAGCTTTCATGTATTTTTCTTCCTTGGTATTTCTTTTCTTTTTTCCTTCTGACCCTCATATTTCTGCAATAGTTAGCATGTACAAGGATATGATAGTCGCTATTGCGAGCATAGTGGCCACTTTAGTTGGGGTTCAAGGAATTGTCGATTGGAAGTATGACTCATCTTCTGCTTCATCTAATTTATCGGAAACATATAACGAAAATTCTAATCAAACATTAACTAGCAATACTAAAGAAGATGACTACTCGACAACCATCTCCTGACGCTTTAAAGTTGATCCTTAATCACGAAGTTGGTGGGGGTAAAAAATATTATGATAAATTTTTGTCGTCATTCACCTGGCCAGGTGGAGCAAGCGGGCCAACTATTGCAATTGGCGTAGATTGCGCTTATTATACCCCGTCCGAACTAAATTATATTTTTGAATTTTTAGATGACGAACAAATTGCTTTAATTTGCGGTGCTTCTGGAAAAACTAGTCAAGCTGGTAAAGAATATACTAGAAAGTTAAAAGAGGCTAAGATAGTTGTTGATTGGGAAAACGCTGTTGAAATATTTAATGAGTTGACTTGGCCAAAGTTTTCCAAGTTGGCTGAAAGAGCGTTTCCTGGATTGAGTGAACTTTGTGATGATGCTTACGGCGCGATTGTTTCTATTGTTTTTAATCGTGGCACCAGCATGAAGGGCGATTCTCGCTTGGAGATGAGAAACGTAAGAAATTTAATCGTTAAAAAAGATTATAAAAAAATAGCCAGCGAAATAAGAAGCATGAAGAGACTCTGGATTGGAAAAAATCTTGATGGCTTGATACAGAGAAGGGAAGATGAGGCTTCTTTGGTTGAAAAATGTATTTAATATTTTATACAAAAGATTAACACATTTAATTTAAATTTGTGTAAAATGTTATTACAATAAATTAATAATTAAAAATGCCTAGATTCGAAAATTCATATATTTTGGTCAATGAGGAATATGTTCCATCGTTGAGGGTTAAGTTTCCGCTTGAAACGATTTTTGCTTCTGATCCTGTTAAGGTATTTTTGCCAGAAGATAATGATATTAATATTGCAAAGGCTGGAATTGATTCACTTAAACCCTTTCTTGATTCTTCAATTGATTTAGAAAAAAATTATGACCTAATCGGTGTTGCATTTAATGCCTTTGTTGTAAACAGAGCTAATAAAAATGGTCAGGTTATTTCTACTGACGTAGCCCTTTCTTCGGTTGAGAATTTTAAATTTAAACCAATGAACATTGAGCATAAGAGGAAAAATGTTGCAGGTTTAATTACTGGATATGGATTCAGTGAATACGGCACGGACAAGCCTTTAACGCTTGATGAGGTCAAGGAAAAAAAAGATCCATTCAACGTTGTTTTAAGTGGTTTTGTTTGGCGCGTGGTAAATGATGAATTTGCCGCGAAATTAGAAGAGTCTTCCGACCCATCTTCTGAATCTTATTTATCGATTTCTACGAGTTGGGAAATGGGTTTTAAAAATTTCAACATCGCAAAGGGTTCTTTGAATTTGTCCGATGCCACTATTTTTTCCGAAGATGAAGTAGTTGAGTCTATGAAAGACAAGTTGTTGCATTTCGGTGGTAAGGGCGTTGACGAGGATGGAGCCCCGCTATATATAAATTTAATTGGAGAAGTTTTGCCGCTCGGGATCGGGTTCACAATGAATCCAGCCGCTGATGTAAAAGGCGTAAAGGTCTTTGGCTCAGAGGATTTGGAGCCTGAGAAAGAAAACAAGACAGAAGAATCGGAAGTCAATGACGATGAATCCAAAAATGAAGATTCATTACAAAGTTCCCAAATATCTGAAAAATCTGTAGAAACAAATATAATTTCAAATAAATTAGAGCAGCAAGATTTAGCCGCGTCTGACGATCTTGAAAAAGAAAAAAATAAAAAGGAAAATAATAAAATGCTTATCAAGTCTATTGAAGATTTAACCGACGAATCCTTAAAGCAAATTTGCGCAACAGATATTCGCGCGCTTTTCGAGGAAGAAATTAAAAAGGCTAGCGAGAAATTCGCTGAAGAAAAAGAAGTTCAAGAGAACGCCGTTGCTGAAGCCGAAAAAACAAAAGCCGAACTTGAATTGCAACTTGAGGAGCTTAAAAATGTTGGCGAGCAACTTAAGGCTGAACTTGAAAAAATCAAGATCGAAGCTGAAGCCCGCGAAAAAGAAGAAACCTTCCAAAATAGAATGAGTACGCTTGATGAGGAGTTTACATTGGACGATGAAGAGCGCCAAGTTGTTGGCGAGCAAATTAAAGAACTCGATCAAGAGGCATTTGAAAAATGGTTTAAAGCTTTTAATGTTTTTGCAAAAGGCAAAAATAAAAAAATGATGGAAGAGAAGATGAAAATGGAAAAAGAAAAAACAGCCAAAGACAAAATGTCAGATTCTGGCAGCGCATCTTCTGAAGAAGTCGAAAAATCTGCTGAAGTAATTGCTTCCGAACAAGAGGAAAAACAAAACGAAGCCGCTGAGGTTTTAGAAAAAGTTGAAGCCAAAGATGCTGAAGTTCCTAATGGTGCGGTAGTAGAAGACTCGCTCAGGCAAAAATTTGCCAAGGCATTCAACAGTGAAACAATTAAAATTGAATTAACAAGATAAAAAAATAATTAAAATTAATAAAAAATTTGAGACAGGAAGTTTTTTTCTGTGTAAAAATAAAAATCAACAAACAAATATAAATAAAATAAAATAAAAATATGGCTACAATTAGACCCTTTAGAGATTATAGTGAGCACGAGGTTATCAACCTCTTCGCTCTTCAAGGCGAAGGTAACAAAGGAACTTTCGTTACTGCAGTTGGCAGTGGATTTGATCTTTCTGCTCAGTCCGCTTTTGGCAATGACAGCTTCATAAGTGGAACTGTTTCGGCAAGATTCAATGTTGCCAGCAGAGTCACGGCAGCTCCGTCTGGAACAATTCCAGCTAGAGTGCTTGGAATGACACTTAAAGACGTTAAAAGTGTTGATGAGAATGGTTATCCATTAAAATTTGAACCACGTAAGGCTGCTGAGCGCGATGTTGTTATCAGTGGTGAAGCTGTGCCCGTTGTGAAGCGCGGACTTTTCCTTTACAGTGGTATTAATGAAGCTGGTGGAGCATGTGCTTTTGGTAGTGGTCTTGCAATTTCTGACGCTTCAAACGGCGAATTGAAAGTCGTTGCTGCGGGAAGTCCCCTCAGTGTCGCTGAAGCTCTTGGACCAAAAGACGCAAATGGATTTGCCCTTATTGATATCAAGCTTTAATATTAACAATAAATTTAAAAATACAAAAAGTAAAAAAATATGAAAATTAAATTTGAAAAAACACCCGAGCAAGTTGAATTAGTCAAAGCAATGGGTTCAAGCAACAAGGTTCAAGCTCTCGAAGCTCAGGACGCATTCGCCGCTTTCATTGCTCCAGTTATCCAGGAAGTTCTTCTTCAAGCTGGTACTGCTTCGGCAATTTATGAAGACATGAGTTATGATGAAGATGATTCTCCATCTATTCCTGTTGATCTTTATTATGGTGAGCCAGAGGGCACATTCGCGGTTTGGCAGCAAACCGTAGCTGGTGGTCTTCCTACTCAGCAGATTGGTAGCTTCCAAGAGATCAAGGTTTCGACCTACCCTCTTGATTCAGCAATCAGCTTTGACAAGCGTTATGTGCGCAAATGCCGCCTTGACGTTGTCGCCAGAGGTCTTGAGAGGCTTTCTAACGATGTGCTCATCAAGCAAGAGAGAAATGCTTGGTACGTCGTGTTGAAAATGCTTGCCGACGCCGAAACAAAGGGTGTTAAGCACGTTTTCCGCTCACAAGTTGCCGATACTTTCCAAGTTGACGATATCAACAAGGCGATTACTCTTCTCAAGAGATTGAATGCTGCCTATAATGGCGCAACTCCAGTTGGCAATGAGGGTCGCGGTTTGACTGATCTCTATGTTTCTCCTGAAATCATGGAGACCATTCGTGGATTTGCTTATAATCCAGTGAATAGTTCAAGAGGCATCAGCACAAATACTACTGGTATTCCTCTCACTGATTCAGTTCGTGAAAGAATCTTCAGTGCCGCTGGCATGTCAGATATCTGGGGCGTTACGCTTCATGAGCTTCTTGAGCTTGGAGTTGGCGCTAAATACAACGTTCTCTTCAAAGAGCTTTCAAGTGGTAAAACCTATGGTGGCACCGCATTTGACGCAACCCCTAGCGACCAGATCCTTGTTGGAATTGATCGCTCCCGCAGATCATTTATCCGCACTTTGGCTGTTAACGCTGAGACCGGCGGAAGCTTTAATCTTCGCCCTGATGACCAATTTTTGGCTCGCTCTGGCAAAGTTGGTTTCTATGGTGGACTCGAAGAGGGTCGTGTTGGACTTGATGCTCGCGCAGTTGCAGGTATCATTGTTTAATATAAAGAAATATAAAATTAGAAAAAGCCCCGATGCGAGTCGGGGTTTTTTTTTAAATATTTATTTTTTTTATTTTAATCGAGAGTTTTGCAGTGAAGAAGTGTAATTTTATTAAAGCTTATTGTTTTGCTTTTATTATAAATATATATGACGCCAGCTAATTATAATTTGCCAGATGCTTATAGAGGGGATACTTATGGTCCGATTACTTTAAAAGTTAAGGATCAATCTGGAAATTATGTGGATTTTAGTAATGCCACAGCGGTCGAATTGCATATATTGAATAAAAAAAACTATGCGATTGTTCTTAGGTGGTCAATGTCACTTGGAAATGTTAGTGTCAATAGTGACTCAATTACTCTTGCCGAAATAAGTGGAGATAGAATGAAAATGCCAGGAGGCATTTATGATTATGATTTACAAGTTACGAATCAGTATTCGAGTAGAACGTATCTAAGAGGAAATCTTTTAGTCACTCATGATTTTACACGGATAGACTTGCCAATAACTCCAACCCCGACGCAGACGTCAACCCCAACGCCGACCGCAACGCCGACCGCAACGCCGACCGCAACGCCGACCGCAACGCCGACCGCAACGCCGACCGCAACGCCGACCGCAACGCCGACCGCAA